CCGCCTGCTTGATGAACGTATTCATCGGAACAGGGTCAGAAGAATAGTCGAAGCTATTCTCCGTGTAGTTCTGAACAGCGGTTACAAGATCCGAGTAGTTCACGCCATCGGTCCCCGAGACATTGTGCCTTTAGTCGCACAGCCAGTACCACGCATTTTGATACCAGTTGTTTTAACTTCTGGGTACGGCTTGCTGCGGAAAGACCCAACACTCGTCGCAAGATCTTCAACCAGATCACGTTTTGGGTTAGGACCGTAGCCGTTGTTGCTCAAATCCGTGCCAGCTTCACCCGCCATATTATGCGGAGGCGCATAGACATCAGCCGAACCGACTTCTTTGCCGCCTTTTTTTGCGCTGAAAGTAGCCATTATTTTTTACCTTGATTCATGACACGGGACATGTTCTTCCCGTACTTCATGCGGTCTTCCGAGGTTGGGCCACCCTTTTTGAGTTTCAGAGCCGTGCCCTTGCCACCTTTATGTTCTTGGGCATCGTGTTGCTTGAAGGCTTTTTTGATCATCGCCTTGTCTTGGGCTAAATCTGATTTTTCCATGATATTTCCTATGTCGTTACAACCGTAACTGTACCTAATTGCACCTGCAAAACCAAGTTATTTGGGGTCAATAATGTGTCAAATGCACTAGCCCCACCAACTGGATTCCATCCCCACTGAAATATTCTACTACCGCCACCGGGGTATCCGTCATTCAAAGTACCAGATAGTGTGTAGCTCACATCCGGCCTAGGTTCACGTACTGCTTGCGGATCGTTGACTGGATACAGACCGAGAGATAACTGAGGTTGATCTGGGTCCCAACACGTAGGACAAACTTTAATATTGAAGAGCTTGGTCTTGATGACCTCTTTCTTCAGTTCTTTGAGTTTATACCGCTGCCCACACCGGTCGCATTCGGCAATCGAATATTTACCTGATGCAAACTTTGACGGCATGATCAGTAGAACAATTGACGAGGGACGAAACGATCCGCTGCTTTGTCACGATCTTCCTGTGAAGCAAGCAGCCATTGCTGTTCATATTCATCTTTCAGCATAGCCACGCGACCGGGGTCAACATCCGAGCGTTTCATGGCAATGTAGAACGCCATGCCAGCCACCATACAAGGCACTAGACGGAACGGAATATCTTCTACGTTTACGCCATTCCCAGCATCCTGAAGGCGACGAAGCCTCCAGTACACAAAAGTATAATTGCCACCAGCATCAGGTGAAGGCCAAACATTGATGCAGGGAAGGTTTTGGACGTAGATTGCCGCCCCAGCCGTGTGCGCTGCCGCTGTAGTCCCGTTCTGCCCTCGCCAGCAATTGGTAAGAGTGTTGCCAACAATATTTGTGTAGCTGATGGTTTCTGAATCAATCTTTACGAATCCAGTGGTTGTTAGTTTAGATGCGTCGCTAACAGCAATACTTGTGTCCGTACTGGTAATCGTGCTGCTAAGCGTGACAGTTGTAGCGTTTGATTTTGCAGTTTGCCGGTTCACCCAGACCTGAATTGGTCGCCCTTGGGCTAGCTTGTTTGGGATCGTAGAGTACGTGGACTCTGAGATACGGGTGATGTTGATATCAACCTGATTGCTAGAAGAGGCAGTATTTTGGCGAATAACGTGATCTAGCAGGTCAATCGTATCTGCTGGCAGGGGGTAGATAAGCTGCCCCGAATTCAGAACAATCTGACCTTCTTGTATCGTCCAAAGGTTTATGCCTCTATTAGCCCACTCAATAGTTAACAGGTTCAGAGACCGGCGTGCGGTACGAAACTCATAGCCAGAACGCACCTCAATACCGGCGCGCTCATACGCCTCCTCAATGAGATCATTGAGGTCAAGATCAAACGTAGCAAGGCCAGTAGTGTATGCCATTGTTAACCCGCACCTGAACCAAAGTCATATTGCCCTTGCGCCTGCTCAAGAGCCTTGCGTGCCGACATTTGTGATTGCTGCCGCTGATACTGCTGCGCGAGTTGCCGCTGCTGTTGGTTTGCCATATTAGCGCGCTGCATATTGAATTGCTGTGCGGCTTGCAGTTGGCTTTGATACGGGTTCTGGTACGTGTTCTGCCGCTGCATTTGCTGCATCGGGTTACCCCTGAGCATATTAGCCATGTTGCTGAGTTGCGAAATCCCAAGCCCGCTTTGGCCGTACTGTGGCAGTTGTTGCTGCCCGCCGTATTGTTGCGGCATGTCCATAGTCATTCCGCGCTGCTGTTGCTGTTGCAGTTGCTGATAATGATCGGGCGTGTAAAGCCCCATTATGTTTTGCATACGCTGCTGTTCTGGCGTCATTTGACGCTGCGGCATATACGGTTTCTGCATGTTTGGGTTGTATTCGTAGCGCGCTGGATTAAACCCCGGCTGTTGATTCCCGTTCAACGGGTTAACCATAAGTTCCTGTTGAATGCGCTGCCGCTCCTGCGGCGTTTGTTGCATGACCCGCCGGTTGTTCTCTAGCATTCGCTGTTGATATCCCCCCCGCCCCATACCGCTGTCATCTAAAGCCACGCGCATACGTTCGGCTTGAGACATGTTTTGGTATTCCTCGCGCTGCTGCTGTCCCCTTGCCTCTGCTTCACGAGCTTGGTCCCCTGTAAACGGGGTTACTTTGCCTTCTACCGGCATTGTAGTACCGTATCTCTCTAAATACTCTGGAGTGCCTTCTTGGGGCATAACAGCCGCGCGGACCTCGCCATATCCTGCGTTAGGCGACTGTTGTGTTTGTTGTGCTTGATTTAGCCGTTGTGCTTCTTCTCGTGACAGAGCGACCATAGCCCCCGGTGGCAAGGATGTTTGTTGTTGTTGCGGACTTTCAAACCCGCGCAGTTTACCCTGTAGATCCTGCAACTGCTGAAATATCGGAGACTGCTTTGTGTAATCGTTCAGTTGGTTATTCAAATCTTGAGCTTGCTTTTGATACCCTTGATACTCAGGATTATCTAAGAAAGCCGGACGTTGGGGTTGCTGCAATCCGCCGCGACCCCCTAACCCTTGCTCATGCGGGGGAAGACCTATTCCCGGTTGTCCAAACTGCTGTTGGAACGGCTGCTGATACTGTTGTTGTGGCATAAAGCGGTCGTCAGGGCCGTAGCCACCGCCGCCTTTTCCACCGGGGGAAGCCCCCCGTCCCATGCTGGGATCAGGGAAACTATTGAATGTGCTAGGACCGCCGCCTTTACCGCCGGGGGAAGTGGGAGCGCCGCCGCCATATGCTGGACTAGGTTCAGCGCCGGGACTATACCCGCCACCGCCACCTTTTCCACCGGGAGAGCTAGGCTGGCTTGAAGCCTGTTGAGGTGAACTCGACCCGCCGCCTTTCCCGCCGGGAGAGCTAGGCGAACTGCTATTAAGCCGCGATTGGTCAACTCCAGATCCCATGCCCATTATCTAAACCTCGATGTTTTCTTTGCAATCTTCTTGGGCTGCGCTACAAACTGCTTACCCGCTTTCTTGCCTTCCCGCTTCGCTTTGGTCGTCGCAGCATATTCTGCCGAACTAAGACTGTTGATTGCAGCCTCTGGCAGGTATCGCTCTCCAGTTTTGCTAGAGGGCTTACCACTCTTGGTGCGCCACTTCTGGTCGCCCCAGTCTTTAAGAGACTGCTGCGGAGGCTTCAATCTCGGTAACCTCCCCCTGCTGCTTTATACTTCTTAGCAACAAGTTGGGCTTTACGGGCCGACCATTGACCTGCACCTGTGCCTTGAGTAGCAGCGGCTTTTACTTGAGACACAATCCGCTTACGAAGACTGGGTTTCGTGTAATTACCGGCAGCATTTACCCCGCCGCCTTTTTTGTATACCTCAACGTCGTTCGGGTTGTCTTTGCGAACAACCGTCTTGGCTTTGGGCATCTTGGACGGGCGAATATCGCCCATCCCACGGCTTGGCATCATCTCAGCACTTGCCGCCGCCAGCCATCCGAACCTGCGTACCTTTGGTTTTGCCTTTTTGAGCAATACCATCAGCACGGCTGGAAGCCGATCCGCCGTTAGACATCTTCTTAACCGATCCGCCTTTTTTCATACCCATCGGAGGAGCAGCGGGAGGAGCCATGTCACCACCCGGAGGCATAGCTGGAGGCATAGCTGGACGCATTGGCTTACGCATAGGAGCACCTGCGCCCATAGGCATCGTCATTTTCTTTTTCACATCACCACCTTTTGAAAATTTATGGCCTTTATCAGCCGCTGCAAACTCTTTACCAACAGACTGGGGAACACCAGCTTTTCTAGCAAACGCTGGGTTATGAGCCACAGCTTCCATAAAATAATGCTGCTTCTTGCTAACGGAAGGCATTAGACGAACTTCCCTCGGGTCTTGCCACGCTGAGCACAGCCGTCACCACGAGAAGAGGCCGACCCGCCTTTAGCCATTTTTTTGACCGCCCCGCCTTTTTTCATGCCAGATTTTTTACTGTCATAATACGCTTGCGTTTCTTCACGGCTAAGTTTTTTTACTGGTTCACCTACTTCGCTGATAAATTTAGCTGGATTTTTAACAAAGTCAGTAGCGGAGCTGATACCTAAATCCGCCGCTGCACCCAAGTTTTTTAGGGTTTGTCTCTTTTCGTTGTCGTCCATCGACAAACCGGTAGCGAGTCCGGCTAATGCTGCTGTTCTACGTCCCTTTGCCATGATTGATCCTTTGATTAGTTGTGCTTTTCCATCAGCCTATCAATTTTGCTTTCGAGCCTATCTAGCCGGTCCATGACTCGATTGATGTCGGCATGGACTTCCGCTTTGGTGACGTACTCTTTTGCCATCTCTTCGCGGGTTTTGTTTAACAGCACTTGAAGGCGCTGTATCTCGTCAAAGACGCTCTTGAGGAAGAACCCAACCACGCTGATTCCAACCGAAAGAATGACGTTC